GGTCTATTGGTGACCGATATGGAATTGGCAGCTCTTCGGAGACCCACCACAGAACACTTGGATGGTCATCTAAATATTTCATCACACGCAATTCCCATGACGACCGATAGACGATGTTGTTGGCATCGCCTTTGTATTTGTTTGGGTTTTTTGGCTTAAACCATCCTTTATATGACATAAATACTATCTATCTCACTTCAAAGGATTGAACATGTCTTTATTTGGTTTCGGCAACATAGTTTTTGATAAAAGCAATGGTGACAGGTCAAAAGGGCCGTTGGCTGCATTAGAAAAAAATCAATTTGAAAAAACTCGTTTGCGATATCCAATTGATTTAGGTCAAACGGATAAAGCTCATTATCTTGTTTTTTACATACGAAAACAAAAAAAGACATCTTTTGGAAATGTTGCTGGAGCAGCCGCCAGTAAAAATGCTTTAGAGAGCGCTACAAAAGACCAAGTAGCCGCAGGTAAAGCTCAAATAATGGGCAGTATTCAAAAAGCAAAAGATGCTGTCAGTCAGGCTAAATCTGGTTTTGCTTCAGATGTTCTTGATAAATTAAATGGAATATCAGGCCAAGGCGGTATCGCAGGAGCATTTAGTAAAGTTGCAGGAAATGTGGTTGGCGGAATCAATAATGTGTTTGGTTCTACTTCAGTTACTTTTGGTGGAAACTCACAAGCAACTGAGGATCAAATACAAACATCAATTAAAAAAATTAGTGGTTCAAATTTAGAATTTTTAAGAACAACAGTTTTAACCACAGATTCAATTGCTTTGTATATGCCAGATACTTTACAGTATTCATATACACAAAATTATGACCAACTATCATTAGGTTCTGAATTAGCTGGGCAAGCATTGGCTGCTGGTAAATCAGCCCTTGAAGCATATCAAAAAACTGGAGATGCTTCAGCTTTAGGATCATCACTATTAAAAAGTGGTGGAGAAATTGTTAAACAAAAAGGAGTTACTGCTATTGGCGATGCTCTTGGCCAAAAACAAACTGCACAAGCTATTCTTGCAGCAACTGGTCGTGTTGAAAATCCAATGTTAGAAATGGTTTATAAATCTCCAGCCTTTAGAGATTTTCAATTTGATTTTACTTTTTATCCAAGAGATGAACGAGAAGCTTTAGAAGTTCAAAAGATTATTAAAAAATTTACATTTCATCAAGCACCAGAAATATTAAAAGATTCTGGAGGATTTTTAGTACCACCTTCAGAATTTGATATTCAGTTTTATTATAATGGCGCTCAAAATCCAAATATCCCAACTGTTGGTACATGCATACTTAAAGGCATTCAAGTAAACTATGCACCAAATGGTTTTACTGCTTATGAAATACCAGGAGAAAATGCTCCAGCACTAGGTCGTACCGGTATGCCGGTCGCAATTCAGATAACACTCCAATTCCAAGAAGTTGTTATTCTCACTAAAACTGATTTGGCTGATTCTAGTCCTAATCCTGGCAAACCAGATAAACAAGGCGCAGGAAGCGGAACAAGTTTTGGAGGAAACAGCGGACAAATTTCGGACATTATTGGTGCTTAATAAAATATGGCAAAATATTTTAATTACTTTCCAAAAACACTTTACACATCAAATAATTCTACCACAGGATTAGATAGTGTAACCAACATTATTGCTAGGTTTGCTTTTGAAAATAAGCTTAAAGAAAATTCATCAGCTTTCTACAAATATAACATTAAAGATTCTGATACACCAGAAATAATTGCTTATAAGTTTTATGGTAGTGTTGAAAGGCAATGGGTTGTTCTATTATTTAATGATATCATAGACCCACAATTTGATTGGCCATTTGAATCCAGTCAACTTATAACATACATTGATAAAAAATACACGGCAAATGGAGCAGCAAATACTACTGTCCAATCCGGTTTGGCTTGGGCTTTGAGTGAAAACAATGTTCAAAGCTATTTTAAAGTAATTACAACCACCGCAAATGATGGTACAATTACAACAGAAAAAATTACTTTGGATGCCAATACCTATGCCAATGTTGGAGTAACTTCTGTTTCTAAAACAACACAAGCAGGCGAAGTTGTTACTATTAGAACAACAAAAGAAACACAATCATACTATACATATGAAACAAACCTAAATGAATCTAAGCGTGAAATAAATTTAATTAAAGCAGAGTTTATTCCTGCAATTGAAAAAGAATTTAAAAAGATTATTAAACAATGACCTTAGAAGTAAAAAAATCAACGCAATTTGAAATACGAGAACTGACTTTGGTTGTCAAAGGCGGCTCAATTGATATTACAAAAATATTTGAAGAAATAAATTTATACGATTCATTATTTTTGCCGGTAATAAGTGGAAGCATTTTAATTAAAGATGCTATTGGTTTATCTGGTAAATTATTGTTTGATGGATCGGAAGTTTTATTGATTGATATTGCCAAAAATTCAGATTCAGATGTTGCTAGTTTTAAAAAGGCTTTTCGTGTCTATAAGCAATCAAATAGGCAAAACGATGGTTTGAATAGTGAAGTTTATGTTCTTCATTTTGTGTCGGATGAATTAAGTTATTCCGACCAACAAAAAATTAATCAATCGTTTGAAGGCACTTATTCATATATTATTGAAAAAATATTAGAGAATTATTTAAAAATTCCTGCAAGCCAAGCAAAAGGCATTTATGAGAACTCCGTTGGAATTAAAAGTATTGTTATACCAAATCTAAAGCCTCTAGAAGCGGTAGAGTGGTGTGCTAAACGAGCGGTAGACATCAATCAATCTCCTAACTTTTTATTTTTCCAAAACAATATAGGGTATAATTTTGCTTCATTATCAACACTTCTAACACAAGAAAACATTTTAGATATACAATTTTCACCTAAAAATTTAGAGAGTTCAAATCCAATAAGTGAAATTAGTAGCGCTCGTGGATTAGAAGTTGTTGAACAAAATGATAATATTAAAAAAGCTAGAGAAGGTGTAAACGCTGGACAATTTATTGGTTTTGATCCAATTACAAGAACAGTTGCCAAAAGAAACATTAGTTTTGGTGATGTTTACTCTGCGGTAAAACATGCTAATGAAACTCCTGATATTAGTATTATTAAAAACAGAGATGGTTTAGATTCTACACAGGCATTTGATTCTAAGAAAATATTAAGCACTTTTGGAACAGCTAAACAATTGAGTTCATATATTAAAAATAACGACCCAACATCTCTTTCAAAAATAGAAAACCTAGAATCTTTTCTATTTCAGCGTAAAGCTTTGATTGGTAATTTAATGAACAAACGAGTTAAAATTGCAATGCCAGGAAATTTTCAGTTAACTTCTGGTTTTAATATTTACTTAGAAGCTCCAAATTTTGGTGCCAAAGAACAAGGCGAAGATAATCAAGACAAAAGTTTAAGTGGTAAATATTTAATTGTGGCTTCACGACAAGTTATTGGCTATGATAAACATGAAACTATTATTGAAGTGGCAACAACATCAACTGAAAGAGAATTTGTTTCCGTGAGTAGCAATAATTTACTTGAAGAATTAAAAGAGTTTGAGCTATGAGTGAAGAAAAAGATTTTGCTGGTAAAAGTGGTTTTATTTGGTTTATTGGCTTTGTAGAGGATAGACAAGACCCACTAAAAATGGGTCGTGTTCGTGTTCGTTGTATTGGTTGGCACGCTGATAATAAAATGCAAGTCCCTACAAACGGACTTCCTTGGGCTACACCAATGTTGCCAACAAACAATTCAAATCCATATGCTCTTAAAGAAGGAGATATGGTTGTTGGATTTTTTACAGATGGTGAAGCCGCACAAGATCCAGTTATTATGGGCACATTACCTGGTTTAGCATTAAAGCCAGGAAACAGACAAGAGGCTTTTAGTGATGGAAGAACTGAAGCTGAATTAGCAACTGCACCAGTTAAACCATCAGAAACACCTATATTATATCCAAGAAGATTGGATGAACCAAGCACCTCACGCTTGGCAAGAAATGATGCTGATTTTCCATCGCCAATTAATGAAAGCAAAGCGGCAAATAGAGCAAATAAAGTAGAACCAAAATCATACTATGCGGCAGTTTACCCGTATAACAATGTGTATGAATCAGAATCCGGGCATGCCATGGAGTTTGATGATACGAAAGGAGCTGAGAGGATACACTTGTACCATCGCTCTGGTTCGTATGTTGAATGGGGACCTGCTGGAGACCGTTCCGAACGAATCCAGAGAGATAAGTTTAGTGTCGTAATTGGTGATGATTCAGTATATGTTGAAGGCAATGTTAATTTGTTTGTAGATGGGAATGTTACCGCACAAATTGGTGGCAATGTTACTGCCGATATTGGCGGGCAAACGAATCTGACTGTTGGTGGAACAGTTAATGCTACAGCTTCCAGTTTCAATTTAACAGGAGATTTAAATGTTACAGGTAATATTACGGCATCAAAAGAAATTAGAGATTCTATAAGATCCATGACAGCTGATAGAAACCTATACAATTCCCATAGGCATGATGGTGTTCAACCTGGTTCAGGCACTTCTGGTTCTCCTACTGTTAACCAATAACGAATAAATAGAAAATGGCAACCGTAAAAATAGAATCAGACCGCACATTTAGAGACCTGGATTTGAATTTCACTATTCATCCAGTTAAAAAAGATATCAACACTTTTAAAGATGAGTTTGCTATCATAAACTCGGTTAAAAATTTAATATTGACAAACTATTATGAAAGATTGTTTCAACCTGAAATTGGAAGCGGTTTGCGTGGTCTTTTATTTGAACCAATTGACGCCTTAGTGGCAGCTTCAATTGAAAGAGAGATTGTTGAAACTATTAACAACTTTGAACCTAGGGCTCGTGTATCTAGTGTTGCCGCAGTTCCAAGTCCAGATGAAAACCGATATAATGTTCGTTTAGAATTTTTTATTATAAACGACCCAAACCCAATTACAATTAATTTCTTCTTAGAGCGGATTAGATAAAAAAATGGCAAACCGTTTACGAGTGACAGAGCTTGACTTTGACACAATTAAAAATAACTTAAAAGCTTTTCTAAAGCAACAATCTGAGTTTACAGATTATGACTTTGATGGTGCTGGCTTAAATATTCTTTTAGATATTCTTGCCTATAACACCCACTACAATGCATATTATCTAAACATGGTTGCAAATGAATCGTTTTTAGACACCGCTATTCTGCGAGAGTCGGCTGTATCACATGCTAAAACATTAGGTTATACTCCTTACTCCACACGAGCGCCCGTAGCAATCATTAATTTATTGGCCAATTCTACCACAACTTCTGCAGGCACACTAACTTTGGCAGCAGGCTATGGTTTTCTTTCAAATCAAATTGATAGTAAGGCCTATAACTTTGTGGTTTTAGATGATGTTACCGCAACAAAAGCCAATTCATCTTATCTGTTTGAGAACTTAGAAATCTATGAAGGTCAATTAGTAAGTTATTCTTTTACCTATGACCAAGGTTCAAACCCAAAACAAGTGTTTACAATACCTGATACAAATATAGATACGACCACAATTAAAGTTTCTGTAACTCCTTCGGCTTCTAACACAGCAACAGAGTCGTATGAAAAAGTAACCGATGTATTAGATATTACTGCCACATCTGAAGTTTTCTTTTTACAGGAAGAACGAGGAGGAAAATATCAAATTTATTTTGGTAATAATGTAGTAGGTAAAGCATTACCTGATGGTGCTATTGTAAATGTAACTTATCTTTTAACAAATGGTGCCGCATCTAACAAAGCGAACAACTTTGTTGCTCTATCTTCAGCCGTAGATTCATTGGGTCAATCACTTACCAACTTTACAATTACTCCAATTTCAGCTGCTTCTGGTGGTGCTGACCGTGAATCGGTTGACAATATTAAATTCTCAGCGGCTGCACGATTCTCCACACAGAATCGTTTAATTACATTCAAAGATTACGAAACTTATATTCTAAACAACTATCCAAATATTGATTCTATTTCTGTTTGGGGCGGAGAAGAAAATGATCCTCCTGTTTATGGTAAAGTTTTTATTTCAATGAAGCCAAAAGAAAACTATTATATCTCAGAGGCAGAAAAACAACGAATCATTGATGAAATTATTACACCCAAGGCAATCATTGCTGTTCAATCTTTAATCATTGATCCAGAATTCTTGTATCTGTTAATTGATGTTCAATCACAATATGATTCAAAGAAAACAACGGATACTGAAGCAGCTTTAAAAACTAAAATTACAAACGCCATTTTAAACTACGCTGATACTTATTTAAATAAGTTTGCTTCTAAAATTATTAATTCAAAATTAGAAACTGCGGTAGATAATGTGGACTTAAATGCTATTG